TATAGATATTGGAAAGCCAAAGCCGCCAAAAACGTATCGCCACAACCACAAACATCGTTGACTTCAACTAATTTGGTTGGACAATAGATGTCGTGATGAGGAACTTTTGCGCCGTGTTCGCCCATTGTGACAATCAGCCCAGTACATTCGCTTTTGACCCTACTGTATTCTAATTCATTGATCTTTACCCACGCACCTTGAAAACGTTCCAGGTCAGTTTTCTTCGTATCAATAAACACAGGAATAGAGTGCTCTATAATGCTTTCAATATTTTCGTAAGTAAGAAAACCTTTATCGTAATCGGAAATTACAACAGCATCGTATGTGTCTATGGGAAATGGAGTACGACCACTCCATGACACAATTTCTGGTTCAGTATCAACACGTAGCATGTGTTGGCCAGATCGTTTATCTATGTATCTAGTTTTAATGATGTCTTCTTCGTTGGAGACAAAGTCTACATATATTCCTAGATTTTCAAAATTCTTTTTGACGTTTGCGGCCATACCTGGCACATTTTTTGTTTCAGCAATTTTGATCACAGGCACAGGTGCTTCGGGACTTAGACGATCTATAGTTCCGATTTTATACTCGTCAATACAACGATCACCGATTAGTAATACGTTGAATGAGTCCCGTTGTTGAATGTTCTGTTCTGTCATAAAATTTTATTTCTTTACAAAGGTGTGAACCTAATATAGGTTTGTCTTTGTAATCGCTACCCTTGATCATAATGTCAGGCCGATATGTTTCTAGAATATATTCTAATTCTTCGTCACTGTTAAAGAACCAAACATCATCAACTGATCTTAAATTCTTTAACATGTATTGTCTATCAACTTGATTATTGATAGGTCTATCCGGTCCTTTTAATTCTTGTACTCTACTATCTGTGTCAATAGCAACTAACAGATAATTTCCTTGACTTTTGGCATATTCTAACATTTCAATATGCCCTCTGTGTAAAATATCAAAAGTTCCGTTGACAAATATTTTCATATATTATAGTAAGTTCTTAATAATCCTACATCTGCACAGGTATATTCCTGATATTGATGTTTTAGATTTTCCGGCATAGGTATATATTCTATACGTGCATTGTATTTGTCGGCAATTGTTTTTGCCACAGTTTCAAATGATGTTGCCTTACCTGTACCAACATTCCAAATTCCCGTGTCTGGTACACTTAAAAAATGTTTATGTATTTTGCAAACAGTTTCAACCGGAACAAAGTCCCTGGCAAATTTGTCACTGCCTTCAAATAGTTTTATTACGCCAGTTTCCCTAGCCTGTTTTTCAAACGTGTAATAGGGGCTTGCTTGATCGCCTTTGTGGTCTTCATGCGGTCCGTAGACATTGAAATATCGAAACCCTTGGACCTTAATAGGCCAAGTACCTGCTAGAAATGTTATATACCTATCAAACAAATACTTACTCCATGCATATGGACTTTGTGGATTTACAGGCGCACTTTCATTAAAATTTTTACCTTGACCATAGACGCTTGCGGAACTAGAGTATTGAAAGTTTACATTATGTTTTAGACATTCGCTAACTAACCATCTACTGAAATCATAGTTATGTTCAAGTACTAATCCTACATTTGTTTCAGTGGTAGATGTTAATGCACCTAGGTGAATTACCCAATCCAATCCATTTACTGAGGGGAGATTGTCACCAGGTTCATAAAAAGATAACTCGTGATCTTTTAGATGTTCTACTAGATTTTGTCCAATAAAACCTTTATGTCCTGTAATTAAAATTTTCATTTTTGGCTATCTCCTTTACCAACTCTGTAATTATCTTCAACGCTGTCGGGTGTACTAACCTCAATGAGAACTCCTTCTTCTAGACAAATTACCTGATGAGGGAACATAGGGGGATTGTGCCAAGTGTCGTTTACTTTAAGTTCTATTTCATTAACATCGGCAGTTGTAGTATCAATCCATTTAACTAAAAATTTTCCACTAATCACAAACCATGTTTCATCTTTTTCAGCATGAAAGTGCATACTGAACTTTGCACCTGTGTTAAACTTTAATAGTTTACCGCAGTACTTGTCATTAGTAGCAAATATAAATTCATTGCCCCAACCCTTTTCAACAAATCCATTAAGTCGTGTCATTCTGGTAATTCCCTAAATCTTTCCAAGAAACTTTCTAGGTAACAACTATACTCTCTAGTTTCTCTTTCTTTTGTACTTTCTTTAATGTAGTGTACCCACATCTTACCTTCCAATTCAATGGTATGTAATACATGAAATCTATCGCCGACGTTGCCAGTCCACTTACTTCCGTCTTTTGGTACTTTTATTTCTGTCTTCATTTTATACCGACCTCTTTACATATTTCTTTTACAAGCATAACATCTGCAGGTACTTCTTTAAATTTTCGAAGCCAAAACGGAACTTCGAAATGTGTTGAAATCATGTTCAACTGTTCGTCAGTCATTTTTTGAACCATATCTTTACCTGACACAGTATTTAAAATAATCCAGGGGCTAATCATACCATTCCTGATATCATGCACTGCTCTATTAAGACTAACATAGTTAAAGTAGTGCTCGTAATTTGCATTATGATCTTCAGCCCATTCCATCATAGTTTGTAGAGAACGTTGTACTGCACTTTCTACAGGCTCAACTTTTAGAATTTCTATTAGATACTGATCATACAATTCGTCCTTGCACCAGTGGTCTAATTTGACTCCACTTTTAATAACATAGTCTATAAATTTTTCAGGATAGATAGGATTAACGTTATTAAGAAAACTACCAAACTTAACAAAAGCATTATAGTAAGACGTGTCACAGAATTCCTCATAGGTTTTTAATTTTTTAGCATTTTGTGCCAGTTGCCACCAACGATTAAATGCCATGTACCCGGCTTGAACACGTTTTTCATCTTTTTGTAAGGCACGACGTTTCCTCTCACACATATGAGCAACTAAAGTCTTATCCTGCATAAAACTCTTGTTACAATGTACACATTTAAAAGGTTGATCCACTAATGCTATCACTCGTATTCTTTCCGTTGTTTCTTATCAAAACCCATCTTATCAAACAATTCTTCTTTATCTGCTTTGTCCATCATGGATGCCATTAATTTAACGTCTTCCATTTTCATTGCAGGATACAACTCTGCTAATAATTTTTCTATCTTATTTGCTTTTTCTTTAGAGCCTGCTTTAAGGAATTGATATTTAACATCAAACCCAACACCACAACTGGCAAACAATTGCCAAAGTAATGCTTTGTCTTTTTTACTTAGTGTCCAGTGATCTTTGTTTACTAGTTCATTTACTCTGTCAAGTATCCACTCGTAGGTGTCCTTATCAGTTTGAGGATTGCCAATATATCTCATTAGAATGTAAGGGCTGAACACTTTCTTTTCATCATCCGTGAGATTTTTGTAAAAGTCGTGATTTCTAAAATTTACCGCCGCAAGTTCTCGTTTAATATCTAGTACAGGCGCAGTTTTTTCTTTAGGTTTTGTTGCCATTTTCTTTGCTGAGATAATATACTATTTTAGCACGTTCTAAAGCATCATGCAATGCGGGATTAGTCCGTGCCGCCCGACGTATTTGTCCCCAAAGTTGATCTTCCATTATATGCTCATGCAACGGTCTTCCGTCTTCAGTTCTTGGATCTACTTCGTTTTGATATTGATATCCAATTAATTTTCTAGATTGTACAGGAGCACCAACTTCGCGAGCATATATTTCCTCGCCGTTGCGTTCGTATATGAGATTTGCACCCGGAGTTAAAGATCCCATATTACCAACACTTGGTGTAATCTACTAGTTCACTTTGGCGGCTTACTTCTTTTACAAAATATGCACACAGAGGTTTTTCACCACTGTGGAGTGGTGTACAAAGTAATTGACCCGGTTTCATTTTAGGAAAATACCATTTGACGTCCTGGTAGACATCTACGATGTCTATGTCTAAAAATTCCGGCCTAAAACCACTGACAGGATTAAAACAAAATGTTCTAAATCCACGTCCATTGAGGCTTGTTAGCGGTAGTATCTCCATGTCTGGACCTTCCGGATCTCCTACTATTGTACACCAATCTAACGGCATAGTGACTTCATGCGGTCCAATTTTCAATACCACCGCTGGTCCTGTGAACGACTCTAAGAAGATTAAGGGAATAAAGAAATGATCGGGATTACTACTGTCACTATTATCTAGTACAGAGAATCTTAAATCTTCCTCTATCTCGTCGGGTAAATCATTTAGATAAAATGTTTTGTTTTCTAAGGTTAATATTTGCATTATATGTATTTTACTTTCTCAATCGTAAACGGATACTTGGCTTCTTTATAAAACTTCTTCCTCTCTGTAAGATGCCTCTTCGCGTATTTTGTAGAGGCCGTGATGTCCCAGATCTGTACAAAGTCTTTGTCTTCTGCTTTTCTAATGCCTCGCCCAATGCTTTGTATAACTCTCACACAGATTTTTCCGGGTTCCACAAGAACCAAATTAAATATCCTTGGAATATTAATGCCAACAGCGGCCACACCGTAAGTCGCCACAATAATCTTGTTTGTAGATGTTTTAATCTCATCATATTCATCTTTTCTATCCTTTGTTTTTACTTCGCCTGAAATAAAGGCAACTTCTGGTTTGTCTGATAGTAA